CTTAAAAGAATTGCAAAGTAATACAAATGTATTTCAAGAATATGGTTGGAGAAATGTTAGCACATTATTTAAGACTAATCTTGTATCATATGCACAACAATTTATAGAAGAAGAGTTAGATCATGAAACAAAACCAGATGGTACAATTGTAAAAACAACATATGGTATTGAAAGAATACCTGATATAATGTTGTTAAAAGAAATGCAAGCATATAGAGATGGACTCAACGTGGATAGATTAGTTGCATTTTGTGCTATGGTTGCATTTGCACAAGTACAACAATCTAACAGAGGTTATACTAAACGTACTGAAAGAGAAGAGGATAATTTGCAAAAGTCAAATAATTATGCTAAATTACAAGTGAGTCCTTTTCGTCATATTGGAAAAAGTAAAAGCATAAATAGTGGCATGACAAAGCCACGCAATCCATTTAAAAATTTTAAATAACATACAACATGCCAAAATTATATAATGCTCTTCAACTTAAAGGAGGTGCTACTACAGAATATAATAGAATGGGTACACTTACCCAGCCTATTCAGTTTTTGCTTGCTTCACAAAAAAATGAGCAATGGGCAGCATGGAATCTAGATTGGTTAGAAATGCAAGGTCTTAAACAGTTAAGACGTAATGCAAGACGCTTGTTGAAAAATTATAAATTAGCAAATGGTATTATAGATAAGACAGACTATATAGTAGAAGAAGACAATGAGTATGCTGACTTGATAGACACACTTACAAAAGAAGATATGTCTGCATTTGAATTAAAGTTCTTTCCTATTATACCTAATGTTATTAATGTACTTACTGGAGAATTTGCTAAAAGAAATGATAAGATTACATACAGAGCAGTAGATGATACTTCTTTCAATGAGATGCTTGATGCTAAAAGAGGAATGATTGAAGAAACTCTTATGGCATATGGTGAGCAAAAAATGCAAGAGAACATTGCTAAGATGGGATTAGATCCAAACAATCAAGAGCAAGCTCAACAAGCTCAACAAATGATGTCACCAGATAGCATTAAAACATTACCAGAAATAGAACAATTCTTTAAAAAGGATTATAGATCTATGGTAGAACAATGGGCATCACATCAGCACTCAGTAGATACTGAAAGATTCTACATGAAAGAATTAGAGAATATGGCTTTCAGAGACATGCTTATTACTGATAGAGAGTTCTGGCATTTTAAATTAAATGAAGATGATTATGATATTGAGATATGGAACCCTGTTCTTACATTCTATCATAAATCACCTGAAGCAAGATACATATCACAATCTAACTGGGTAGGAAGAGTAGACTTAATGACCATATCAGACATCATAGATAGATATGGATACATGATGACTAAAGATCAAATGCAACAGTTAGAAGCTATATACCCTGTTAAATCTGCAGGATATGCACTACCAGGCGTACAAAATGATGGTTCATTCTATGACTCTACAAGATCGCATGACTGGAATGTTGAGGGTCCATCATTAGGTATGCGTCAATTCTTAGCACACAGAGATGCAGTGCTTAATACTGGAGATGACATTATATATAGAATACTAAATGAGTCTGAAGATTTAATGGACTTTAGTAATTACTCTTTGTTACGTGTTACTACAGCATACTGGAAATCTCAAAGAATGTTAGGACATCTTACAAGAATGGATGATGAAGGAATTATGCATCAAATGATTGTAGATGAAAACTTTAAAGCAACAGAAAAACCTATATATGACAACTCTGTTATAAAAGGTAAAACAAAAGATACACTTATATTTGGAGACCATGTTGATTGGATATGGATTAACCAAGTATGGGGTGGTGTAAAGATAGGTCCTAATAGACCATCATTCTATGGTAACAATGACAACATGGGATTCAAACCTTTGTATCTAAATTGTCATCCAATGAAGTTTCAGTTTAAAGGTGACAACAGCTTATATGGTTGTAAGTTACCTGTTGAAGGTTCTGTATTCCATGATAGAAATAGTAGATCAAGATCAATGGTAGATAAGATGAAACCATTCCAAATTGGATATAACCTTACTAATAATCAGATTGCTGATATCTTAGTAGATGAGTTAGGTACAGTTATTATGCTTGATCAGAATGCATTACCACGTCACTCAATGGGTGAAGACTGGGGTAAAAACAATTTAGCTAAAGCATATGTAGCAATGAAGGATTTCCAAATGTTACCTTTAGATACATCTATTACAAATACTGAGAATGGATTAAACTTCCAACATTACCAAGTACTTAACCTTGAACAAACTCAAAGGTTAATGTCTAGAATACAATTATCTAATTACTTTAAACAACAAGCATTTGAAGTTATTGGTCTTACACCTCAGCGTATGGGTGCAGTAAATGCACAAGAAACTGCTACAGGTATAGAACAAGCTATAAACATGAGTTACTCACAAACAGAAATGTATTTTGTAAATCACTCAGAATACTTAATGCCTAGGGTACATCAGATGCGTACAGACTTAGCTCAATATTATCATAGTACAAAACCTAGCATAAGGTTACAATATATGACATCATTAGATGAAAAGATAAATTTTGAAATCAATGGTACAGATTTATTAGCAAGAGAGCTGAACATATTTACATCTACAAAAGTAAATCAAAAACAAATTACAGAACAAATCAGATCTTTAGCATTATCTAACAATACTGCTGGAGCATCTATATATGATTTAGGCAATCTTATTAAAGCTGACTCACTTGCTGAAATTGATCATACTCTTAAAAACATTGAAGAAAAAGTTAATGCTCAACGTCAACAAGAACAAGAAGCTAGACAACAAGAAATTCAAATGCAAGAACAAGCTGCTGCTGAAAGATTAGAATCTCAACAGAAATTTACAGCTGAGCAAAATCAACTTAATAGAGAATCTAATGAGCGTGTTGCTGAAGTTAGAGCATCTGTTAATACTGCAACACAAGATCTTAATGCTAATGAACAATCAGATTATATTGATACATTAGAATATCTTGATAAGAAAAACGCAAAACAAGTTGACCAATCATTAGCTAGAACACGTGAAGTTAATCAGCAAATAAATGATCAGGAAAAGAATTCTTTAAAGAATAAAGAGTTACAAGTACGTGAAAGTATTGCTAATAAACAAGTACAAGTTGCAGCAATGAACAAAAACAAATATGACAAAAAATTATACTTCACAAGAAATCGGCGATTGGATGACGGGCAAGGCCAAGAGTGCTTCTGGCTACCGTAATAAAATCATGTCCAATAATGAGCGCAATAGAGACAGTACCGTAATAGGTAAAATGTACTTTTTCTGGTACGATCCAAAGCACAAAGATACCCTCCCTATGTATGATCGATTCCCCTTGGTATTTCCCATTGAGCGTTATCCAGATGGCTTTTTAGGGCTTAATCTCCACTACCTCTCATTTGGAGAGCGTAGCGCACTACTGAATACCATGATGAAATTCCGTAATAATAATAAAATGAACGCAACCACCAAGCTCCGTGTCACATATGACTTATTGAACAATACTGGTAGAATAGCTGGTGCTATGCGCCCATGTATTAAGAGATATTTGTTTAGTCAGGTTAGGTCATCATTTGTGGAAGTTACAGCCGATGAATGGGATAAGGCTATACAATTACCTGTCGCAGTATGGGTTTCAAAAGGATAAAATATAAATGGCAACTTTTAAAATAGAAAACCAGCCAACATCTTTGAGAATGCAGGACTTTCTTAGTCTCTCTTCAAAATATGGTGGATTAGTCAAATCAGCCCGATTTGTTGTACAGATTGTACCTAGTGGCACTAATTCTTTTTTGACATCCTCAGGATATGGCGCTTTTATGGGAGATTTAACGTATCTCTGCGAAGCTGCTGAATTCCCTGGTCGTGGTTTTAATATGGCTGAAATGGTATATTATGGACCAAGTTTTAAAGTGCCATACCAAGCAGATTACCAAGAAGCTGCTATGACATTTTTATGCCGCAGCGAATCGCTTGAAAGACAATTTTTTGATGATTGGATGGAAATAATTAATCCAACCAATACATTTGACTTCTCATATAAAGACAATTACAAGTGTAAGATCAATATGTTTCAATTTAACGATATTGAACGCAATTCAG